CATCTGATGTTCTTTCTGCTGCTGAGTACAACTGGAAGCAATCTGCGGTTCATATCACGGCTTCTGGTCGAGAACTGCGAATTAACTCCAGTGATTCACAAATTACCAACCTGGCTAAATCTCGCTTAAAGAATGCTATGCGAACCTATGCAAACAGCATGTCTTCAGATATTTACTCTGATGGTACTGCTTCAAATCAGATTAACGGACTTCAGTCTATTATTCCTGATACTGCTGGTGGCACGCTTGGCGGCATTGATGGCGATACTTACACGTTCTGGCAAGCTGTAGTTCAGTCTGCTGCTGCACCGATTTCTGGTGGCGCAATTACTGTTTCTGCAACAACCTTTGAACAGCCATTCTTGCAACAACTTTGGCTCCAACTGGTTCGCGGCATGGACAAGCCTGATTTGCTTGTTATGTCTAACGACTACTACACCTTCTTTGAAGGCTCTCAGGTGTCTCTAAAGCGTTACACTTCTGATACTGACCGATCTACGGATTCTGCCAGTGCTGGTTTTGTTTCACTGAAGTACAAGACTGCTGATGTTGTCTTTGACGGTGGCTCCGGTATTTCTTCTGCTCACGGCTATGCCTTGAACACAGATTACCTGAAGCTCGTTTGTCACACTGATGCCAACATGACAGAAGTTGACGAGCAACGAGCAATCAATCAGGACGCGGTTGTTATCCCAATCATCTGGATGGGTAACTTGACTTGTTCTAACCGTTCACTTCAAGGCGTGCTGAAAGCATAAGGAGATATTATGAGTACTTTGATTGGTGTACAACTGACTAGCGTTGATTCCACGGCTCAGTTCGCTGAAGGTCTTATTGATCAGCACTATGACGGTAAAGTTTACAAGTACGTGAAAGTTCGTAATGAAACTGCGACTGTTGCCGGTGTAGCTGGTGACGTTGTTGGGTATCTAGGATCTCCTGGCGCTACTGAGAACAACACTGTTGTAACTGACAATACTGATGCGGCTACTAAGCCTGTTGGTGCTGGCGTGTTACTCGCTGCTGTTGCTGGTGTTCTAGCGACTTCTTACTACACTTGGATTCAAGTTCGAGGGCCATTTACGGCAAATCAGAATCTAGCGGGTACGCCTGCTGATGGTGATGCGCTGTTCTTGTCTACCACGGATAAGACTCTAACTCTCGCTACTGCTGCTGATGATCCTGTCTGCGCTTATGCGATTGACGACTCTGCTGATAAATGTATGGCTGCTTTTGCCTTCTAATATCAGTTAGGAAAATCTAGCTCCTTGGATGATGGTCTGAGGGGCTATTTTTTTGCCCCATGAAAGTATAAAGTGACTTTTTATTACACACTAATAGGAACCATTCTATGAGCATGATGGACATACCTCAGATCAACGCTACAACAGCAGAGCAGATTGCTCGTAATGGCGGTAAAGGGCTTCAAGAGGACGATCCGCCCCTATTGCGGTTTGTTGAGGGTACGGTTGTTGATGCCAATGCGACTGAAAAGCAAGGTCGAACGGTCTATCTACCTCAGGTGAAGGTGTTTATCCGCGCCATTGGCGATACTAAGTGTGAAACCCCTGATATTGTTGAAGGCTGGCGTGTTGAGGAAAAGCTCATCGAGAAAACCCGTAAGAAGAAGGTTTATCGAACACGTGAAGTTGAAGGTGAGGTTCGTGAGATTGAAGAAGAAATCGACGAACGCTATGAAGAATCCTATTTCTTCAACGTCCCGTATACGCCCTGGTTCGATAAGATCAAAGAACGGCTACATCACGGTCATATCTCTCAACGTTATTCTGATGCTTGTCACGCGGCTTATACTCGCTGGAAAGAGAAGCATTCTGACCCTATCGACGGGACTCCGGTCATTAGTTGGAACATGGTGAACATGGCTCAACAGAAGAATATGGTTGATTTGGGCGTTGTCTCGATTGAGTTAGCGGCTGAAATGAACGAAGAAACAATGGATGCTCTAGGCATGGGCGCGCGTGAGATTAAGAAGAAAGCGATCAATTATCTCAAGTCTTCTACTCAGGAAAATGCTGAAATTATCGCTCTTAGGGCTGAAAACGCTCAATTACGCGAAGAAGGCGAGTCTAAAATGTCTGCTGTCGAGCAAAAACTTGCTGATTTGCAAGAAAGAGTCGAAAATACCCCCAAGAAACGCGGCAGACCACCTAAAGGGGTAGAAGGTAATGGCACTACTGGGGATGATTCAGAAGGTAACGGGTAGGATAGGTATATCAACGCCTACGAACGTCATAGGCAATAGTGATTTACAAGTCGCTCAACTTCTGGCGCTGGCACAAGAGGAAGGTGAAGATTTAAGGGCTAGGTTTCAGTGGTCGGCCCTTGTTAGAAATAACACGTTCACGCTGACTTTGGCTGCGTCCCAAGGCGCTCTAAACGGTACGGTTATCTCCGATGGAGATTATGACTACATCACGAATCAAACGATGTGGAACCGTACCACTAGCTTGCCTATCATTGGCCCGCTCAATTCAAGATCATATCAAACACTTCAAGCCTTTCCTGTTACCGGCCCATATCAACAATGGATGCTGCGTGGCAAGAATCTAATTATAGATCCTGCCCCAACATCTGCTGATACAGCGGCTTTTGACTACTATTCAACCAGCTTTTGTGAATCCTCCGGTGGTACTGCTCAACAAGAGTGGGCTGCTGATACGGATTTAGGTCTTTTAGATGAATCTCTAATGGCTTTGGGTATTCGCTGGCGATGGCTGAAAACCAAAGGTCTTGAGTATGCAGAGGACTTTGCGACTTATGAGCGTAGAGTGACTGATGCCATGGCTCGGGATGGTGGTAATGAGACATTGAGCCTTGAGTCTAGGGATAGAGATTATCGTCAAGCGGGCATTATTATTCCAATTACAGGTTATGGCTCGTGAGACAGCCTGCATTTAGGAAAAAAGCCCAAGGACGCCAAGTATCAACGCCAGCTTCTCTGCCTGCTCCTACGGGTGGTTGGAATACGCGGGATAACCTGGCAGATATGAACGAATTATACGCTGCATCGACTGATAATTGGTTTGGTGAAACAACGGATATTCGAGTCCGCAGAGGATTTGCAGACCATGTGACGGGTGCTGGTGCGGCAATTGAAACACTAATGCCTTATAACTCGCAGGATAGTACCCAAACACTCTTTGCCGCTGCGGGTGATTCGTTTTATGACGTTACTTCAGCGGGCGCTATAGGATCGGCAGTTCAGGGCAGTCTTACTAACGCTCGATGGCAGTACGATAATTTCACAAACTCTGCTGGAACCTCCTATTTAACGTGTTTTAACGGTGCTGACTCACCTAGATACTGGAATGGTTCCACGTGGACAACTATTACGGGCGCTTCTTCTCCTGCTATTACGGGTGTGACGACGACTGATATTGTCAATTCCTTCGTATTTAAGCGTCGAATGTACTTAATACTGAATAACTCGCTTTCACTCTATTACCTCCCTGTTGACTCAGTTGGTGGCGCTACAAACAGAACTCGACTTGACGGTTACTTTGATCGTGGCGGGTATATTGTCGCTGGCGGTAGCTGGACGCTCGACGGTGGTGACGGTATAGACGATAAATTGGTCGTTATATCCTCTGAGGGGCAGATTGCGGTCTTTAGAGGAACTAATCCATCATCTTCATCCTCATGGGCCTTAGAGGGCGTGTGGAACGTTGGAGAGCCTATTGGACGCAGGTGTTTAATCAAGAAAGGAGGTGATCTGCTTATTCTGACGGTGGCAGGGCTATTTCCTCTATCTAGGGCACTAATTTCATCCAATGATGAGAAGGCTGTAGATGAGAGCGTTTCTCTGACCTACAACATTGAACAGTCGATGAGGACTTCGGCAGAGCAATATAAGGCCAATTATGGCTGGTCTATGTCCTACTTCCCTGGTGGCAATCAGTTATTTTTAAACGTTCCGGTAGTCGAAGGCTCTGAACAGCAACAGTATGTAATGAATACTACGACTTCATCATGGTGGCGTTTCACTGGCGTAGAAGCTAACTGTTGGGCGGTCTTTAACGAGGATCTGTACTTTGGTGGCGCGACGACTGTCGGTAAGTTTGGTGCTGTTTTCGCTGATAATGGCGAGGATATTAGGACTAATATGAAGCAGGCGTTCTCATATCTTGGTCAGAGAGGGCGTTTAAAGCAACTTAAAGCGATGCGGCCGAACTTCTTGGCTAATGGTGTTCCGAGTGTTTCAGTGGCGTTTGCTATTGATTTCGGTGAGCAATCACCTGATACCTCTTTGAGCTTTACTCCACAATCTTCTGGTACTTGGGACTCATCCTCATGGGATGGCGGGATATGGGGCGGCGATGTTAGTGCCTTCAATGATTGGCAGACAGTTGGTGCCGTAGGTACTGCACTTAGTTTGAGGATGATCAGCCTTACAAACGGCCTAGATTGCAGATACACTTCAAGCGATATATTATACGAGAATGGCGGGGTCATTGGATAAGTACCAATTTGTAGCCACGACCGAAGAATATGCTGAACTTGCAGGCATACCTTTTGACCCTAAAGGTTGTTGTGGAGTTACGGCGATAAAGGACGGTAAAGTGTCCGGTGTTTGTGTTTAGACAATTGGACTGAGAATGCGTGTGAAATACACATGAAAGTACCGGATAAGTGGGCTTTCAAGCATGGTTATTTAGAGGAAATTTTTAACTTTATATTTTGCGAGGCTGACCGAGGACTTGTTATTGCAACTCCAAAGTCAGACAACAACCAACTCAAACGATTCGTTACTGATCTTGGATTTAAACGTGTTGGTGTTATTCGATGGTATAAGTAGGCGTTGATGTTGAAA